CAGCCTCAACAAGGTAACGCCCCGGTCCGAAGCGGCGGCATTTTCTAAGGCAGCTGCTCGCTGTCGGATAAGCGCTGCATCCACTGGGCCTTGAATTGCGAAAACTCTCGGCCAGTGGTGGTGAACTCCTGCGTCGTGCCGTCCTGAACTGCCACTAGCACAGCGGCGTAGTCGATCGACGTTCCGTGCTTCCAGTCATGCGCTACCGCATAGGCCGCAAGCTGGTGGAAGTAGTCGGTGATGTGCTCGTGGCGCTTGGTCCGCACGGACTGCTTGAAGTCCACGATGGCCAACTTGCCCCGGTACGTGGCCACCAAGTCGGTCGTCCCCGCATAGCGGTCCTGGTAGTACAGACCCACCTCGGAGCCGTGAATCTCGGAGAGCGCACCGAAGTACTTGTTGGCCAGCGTGAAGGCCATTTGGTGACCCTTCATGGCCAACCAATCGGGGCCCAAGGACAACGGATCACCGCAAAGAATCGACTCCAACGTGTGGTGCATCCACGTGCCAATGTACGCGGCCTGCTCCTTCTGTCGAACAGCCTCTTCCTGGCCCACTCGGTCGGCCCATTCCTTGAGCAGGGCCTTGTCCTTGGTACGGTCCAAGATCGTGGTCACTGAGGGCACGTGTACGTTTTTGGGCAAAGAATAAACACGTCCTGCCGACGTGTCGATTCGCTCGATCTTTTCGTACACAAAGCGGTCGGACCAGGGGATCAGATGAGCCATGACTTGATCTCCTCGCCCAACACCTGGGTGGCGATGTCAATCTTTGCCCGCAGCGCCTTGACGATCTTCTCGTCCACGGTGCCCACGGCCATGAGGTCAATGTAGGTGACGTTCTTGGTCTGGCCAATGCGATGCGCGCGGTCCTCTGACTGCAGGCGTTTTTCCAAGTCAAAGCTGTTGCTGTAGTAGACCATGGTGCTGGCCGCCGTGAGGGTCAGGCCGTAGCCGCCAGTACTGGGGTTGCCGACAAAGAAGCGCAGCTCACTGTTGGGGTCTTGGAAGTCATTGACGATGCGCTGGCGCTCCTCCGACTCGGTGTCGCCGTAGTACGTGGCCACGCTGTTCATGCCGTACTCCTTGGACAGCGCCAATTTGATGGCCTCGATGTCGTGCCGGTAATTGGCCCAGATGATAATCTTGCCGTCCGTCTCCTCGACCACCGACAGCAGCTCGTCCATGCGCTTGTTGGGCAGCTCCAGGACCGTACCGTCGTCGAGCTTGACGTGGCCACAGACGATTTGGTGCAGGCGCATGATCTGCGTGAGCGCGTTGACCGTGCTCACCAGGCCGCCTTCAATCTGCGCCATGGCAAAGGCCTTCATCTCGTTGTACGCCTTGACCTGCTCAGGCGTCAGGTCCACCTCCCGCTTGACATAGAGCTTGTCGGGCAGGTCCAGACACTCCTCCTTCTTCACGCGAAACGCGAAGCGATCGAGCTTTTCCTTGAGCTCGTCCAAGCGCCGGTAGCCCACGATCTGCTTGAAGCTGTGCGTGTTGAGTTGGCGCTCCACGGTCACCGCGTAGCGGGCCTGGAAGACGTAGTAACTGCTCACATCCAAGCAGCCCTCAGAGAGGAAGGCGCACTGCTGGTAAAGGTCCATCGGGCTCTTGGTGACCGGGGAGCCTGTGAGGATGCGCCTGAATCGCGCGCCACGGCCCACCTTTTCGGTGTTCTTGCTGCGGGCCGAGCCCGGGGTCTTGATGGTGGTGCTCTCGTCGATGGCCATCATGGCGTTGTGCACGAGCAAGAACCGCTTGGCAAACGCGGTGCCCTTGGCGGTGCTGAAGGCCTCGACGTTCATCACCAAAATCTTCAAGTCCTCGGTGACGGTAAAGAGCTCGTCCATCGCCTTTTGCTCGGCTTTGCGGGGCGTGGGCGACCAGATGGCCATGCGGTAGACCACATGCGAGGGTAAATGCTTGGGGATTTCGGTGTCAAACCAGTTGCGGTAGACGCCCTTTGGCGCTACGATCAAAAACCCGTTGAGCCTGCCCTTGTCGTAGAGCATTGCGACGTTGTTGATCAGCATGAAGCTCTTGCCGGTGCCCATGTCAGCGAATAACGCTGCCACAGGGCGCTCCCAAAAGCGTTCCAGGTAAGCCTGTTGATGAACGAAGGGCTTGTTCTTGAAGGGGTAGGTCGTTAAAAATTGGTCCATGATGTATCTCTTTCTGGCAGGGGCTTGCAATGCCCTGAAAAGATAGTGTACACTGGTCGCTCGAATTCAGAAAGGAGAAATTCACGTGCCTAAGGTTTATGTCGTCTCTGAGACTACGCAACACAACATCGCAAGCGCTCTGGACTACGGCCAGATCGAAACTATTCTGCCGCCCAATGCGCAGATAGCTTTCTCTGTTGTGCCCACCGTGCGCCGCATACAGCGCAAGCTGGAGAAATTTACCGACGAGGACTTCTTGCTCCTCATTGGTGACCCATCTGCAATAGGTATCACCTGTGCAGTAGCTGCCAGTAAAAACAATGGCCGCTTCAAGTGCCTCAAGTGGGACAAGCGCGAACGTCGCTACATTCCACTGGAGGTTGATTTGTTCAAGAAAGGAGAATCCGATGAGTCTTACGAATATCTTTGAAAACGATGCAGATGCCTTGAAGGTGTCTGATGAGCAGGTTTCCGGTATCGCAGGTCTGGCACGTCGTGCCAAGATGCTGGAGAAAGAAATTGCAGACCTGGAAGCCACGCTTTCTGAGCGCAGCGAACAGTACCGCAAGCTCACTGAAATGACCATTCCTGAGGCCATGGCCGAATCAGGTATGAAGAAGTTTGTGATGGAAGACGGCTCGATGATTGACATCAAGCCCTACTACGGCGCGAGCATTCCTAAGGCTCGCCAGGCCGAGGCCTACCAGTGGCTTCGCGATCACAACTTTGACGACATCATCAAGAACACCGTCAGTGTCCGCTTTGGACGCGGCGAAGACGAACTCTGCGTTCGTCTACTCAATCTCCTGGGCACGCAAGGCTACCCGGCCGAGCAGGCGCAGAAGATAGAACCCCAGACCCTCAAGGCCTGGGTGAAGGAACGTGTCGAGAAGGGTGAGCCCGTCGACACTGAGCTCTTTGGCGTATTCATTGGCCAAAAAGCTGTCATCAAATCAAACTGAAACAAGGAACACGAATCATGAGCGAGACCCGTGAAATGACGTTTGGAGAGAAGGCCGTTGGCCTGACCTTCAACCCTGGCAACAATGCTGAGGTGGACGCATGCAAGCGCGAGTTTGCAGCTGTCATCGACCGCATGAACGACCTGCGCAACTCGACCGGCAACGCCGAGATCAAGCGCATGACAAGCGTTGCAATCACTGAAGCGCAGACCGCGCAGATGTGGGCAGTAAAAGCCATCACATGGCAGTTTTAATCAATCACTACACAAGGAACACGAACCATGGCTAAGAACGAACTCGCGGAAAAAGCTGCCAACACCGCATTGGCAATCATGAGCGACCTGGAACAGGACGCAGGTGCCGGCTTTGACGGCATGACGCAAGAGGACTATGCACTGCCCTTCCTGCGCTTGCTCACCAGCACCAGCCCTGAAGTCGGTGAAGTTGATGGTGCCCTCCCAGGCATGATGCTCAACTCCGTCACCGGTGAACTGTACGACGGCAAAGCCGGCCTGATGGTCGTGCCCTGCGCCTACGTTCGCCAGTACATCGAATGGGCCCCACGCGGCCAAGGTAGCGGTGCACCCGTGCACATCTACCCCGCCACCAGCGACATCCTGTCCCAGACCCACAAGGAACCCGGTGACAACAAGGATTACCTGGACAACGGCAACTACATCGAGAACACCGCCAACTATTACGTGATGGTGATCAACGATGCTGGCGTGCCTGAGCCCGCACTGGTGACCATGAAGTCGACCCAGCTCAAGAAGAGCCGCAAGTGGAACAGCATGATGCAGTCGGTCAAGATGGCAGGCAAGAACGGTATGTTCACCCCTCCCATGTACAGCCAGGTGTACCGTCTGAGCTCTGTGGCCGAGTCCAACGACAAGGGCAAGTGGTATGGCTGGGAAATCGAGCGTATTGGCGCTGTAGAGTCAGCTGACATTTACAATGCCGCTCGATCGTTTGCGCAGTCGGTCGGCGCAGGCGACGTTAAAGTTAAGCATGAAGGCGAGTCTGGCGCAACAGGCAACGGACCCGCTCCATTCTGAGTTTTGGGGGACACATGCGGCTCGTTGGACCACCCGGGTTTAGCATGTGTCTGACCTTGTCCAAAGCGGAAAGCCAAGGGATTTGCAATTACCTCGGTAGCAAGAGGGCAGTAAACCGCATCGTGTCCCCCACCTAACGTAGAAAGAAGAAATGACCGACATCACCAGGTTCAAGGCGATCTTTTCCGGCCTGGACATCGCCTATGGAACATACAAAATCGAATCGTCTCGTGGAGACGGCAAGCAGGCCGGAAAGGCCGTCGTGGTGCGCAAGCCACCGACTGACGACCTCTGGACCAAGCACCTACAGGGCGTTGAGCCGAGTCTGGGCATCATCCCAATCCGGGCGGATAACTCCTGTATCTGGGGCTGTATTGACATTGACCAGTATCCACTGGACCACGCCGGGCTCATAAAGAAGGTCCGCAGCCTGGGCCTGCCCATGGTGGTGTGCCGCAGCAAATCCGGCGGTGCACACGTCTTCTTGTTCACCCGTGAGCCTATTCCCGCTGCCGAGATGCAGCGCTACCTCAAGGCCTCTGCCGCCCTGCTGGGCGAGGCTGGCCGAGAGATTTTCCCTAAGCAAGCTGAGATTTTGGTTGACCGTGGCGACACGGGCAACTTTCTGAACCTGCCCTATTTTGGCGGGGATCAGACCATGCGCTACGCCATTAAGGACGATGGCAATGCTGCAACCCTTGAAGAGTTTTACGAGCTCTACGAGCAGTGGGTGCAAGACCCCGACCTGAAATTTCCTGAAGAGCCCAAGGCACCTGACCACCCCATCAAGGATGGCCCGCCCTGCCTACAGGCCCTGTGTGCACAAGGCGTGCCAGAAGGCACACGCAACAACGCGCTCTTCAACATCGGCATCTACCTCAAGAAGGTCATCCCCATCCACTGGGACGATGCCCTGGTTGAGCACAACATGAAGTACGTCTCGCCGCCGCTGCCAAACAACGAGGTTCAAATCCTCGTCAAGCAGCTGCACAAGAAAGAGTACCGGTACAAGTGCAAGGACGCGCCCCTCAACAGCTTTTGCAACAGCGGCCTGTGCCGTACCCGCAAACACGGGATCGGGGCCAACGGGCCAGACAGCCCGCAGATGTCCTCGCTCTCCAAATACAACTCCGAGCCCCCGCTGTGGTTCTTGGACATCAACGGTAAACGCATCGAGCTCGACACTGAGAGCTTGTTCGCACAAGCCGCTTTCCAAAAGGCCTGCGTCGAAAAGCTCAACCTCCTGCCGCCCACGCTGCGCAAGCAAGACTGGGAGCAGCTGCTCAATGCGCTGCTCAAAGAGATGGTGGAGACCGAGCAAATCACGGAGGCCAGTGAAGACACCAGCATCACCGGGCGCTTCAACGACATGCTCGAAGAGTTCTGCACCCACCTGCAGCAAGCGATGGACCGCGATGAGATTCTCATGGGCCGTCCTTGGACAGATGACGCAGAGGCCAAGACATATTTCCGCATGAAGGACCTCGAGGCCCACCTGCTGCGCAACAACTTCAAGGGCATGACTCATCCGAAGATGGCGCAGCGCCTGCGCGACCTCGGAGGCGAGCCCATCAGCCTGTTCCTGAAGAACCGCACCACCCGCTGCTGGAAAATCCCACGCTTTGAGCGCCAGGATGCCCCGTTTGACACCCCCGAGCAACGCGCTGTAAGGAGCCCCTTCTGATGATGAAAATTGACGGACATGACGACGCCATCATTGGGCCTGCAATGGTCTGGACAGAGGATGGCAGCCTGCGTGAGGTGCTGGTGTACGACGCGGAGAAAATCCGTGAGAAGCTGATGAAGCGCGACGGCATGAGCTTTGAGGAAGCGCGCGAATTCATCGAGTTCAACATCGAGGGCGCGTACATGGGCCCGCACACGGCCATCGTGGTTTGGCCCAATGACGATTGGGACCTCCCAGAATGAGCATCACCAAAGTCTTCGGCCCGCCCGGGTCGGGGAAAACCACCTATCTGCTGGGCATCGTCCAGACCGAGCTGGAAGGCGGCGTCTCGCCCCTTGAGATCGGCTACTTTGCCTTCACCAAGAAGGCCGCTACCGAAGCACGCGACAGGGCCATACAGCGCTTTCCCAGCCTGCGCCCCGACTCCGACTTCCCGTGGTTTCGCACGCTGCACAGCCTGGCCTACCGATGCCTGGGCATCAGCACCAAGGACATGATGTCCCCCGACAACTACAAAGAGTTCGCTCAGGAGGCAGGCATCGAGCTGGCCATTGAGAGCGGGGACGAGGAGTTCGCCGTCAAGGCCGACAACCCCATCCTCAACGAGATCAACATCGCCCGCATCCGGGGCATGGACCTGCGCACCCACTACAACCAGTCGCGCATGGACATCGAGTGGTACCACTTCGAGTACGTCGAGCGCGCCTACCGCCACTACAAAACCTCGCGCAACCTCCTGGACTTCACCGACCTCTTGGAGCATGTCCTTCTCTGCCCCGAGCGCTTGCCCAAGCTGCAGTCCCTCATCATCGACGAGGCACAGGACCTCTCTCAGTTGCAATGGAGGCTGGTCGAGCAACTCGCGTTGCGTGCCCAGCGCACCTTTTTGGCAGGCGACGATGACCAGGCTGTCTACACCTGGGCCGGAGCCGACGTCAAGAGCTTCTTGAGCTTTGACGGCGACGTCAAAATCCTCGACCAGTCCTACCGCGTCCCCTCAAAGATTCACGCCCTGGCCGACCGCGTGGTCAGCCGCATCAAGCAGCGTCAGCCAAAGGTCTGGAAGGCCCGCGAAGAGGTCGGCAGCATCAGCTATTACAACGACTTCCAGCAGGTGGACATCAGCCACGGCAACTGGCTCATCTTGGCCAGCGCCAACTACATGCTCACCGACATGCACGACTGGATCAAGAGCCAAGGCCTGCTGTTCGAGCGCCACGGACAACGCAGCGTGAGCGAGAACATCCTCATCGCGGTGCTGGGCTGGGAGAAGCTGCGCAAAGGAGGCGAGGTCCCCTTTCACGTGCTCAAGATGATCTACAAGTACATGGACGGCAGCCACATCAAGCATGGCCACAAGATGCTGCGTACCGCTGACCCCGCCGCGCAGTACAGCATGGCCAAGCTGGTGGAGCACCACGGTCTCTTGACCGATGACCTCTGGCACAAGGTGCTCACCAAGATCAGCGAGGACCGACGCGACTACCTGGTCTCGCTCCTGCGCCGCAATACACGGCTCACGGGCCACGTGCCCATCAAGCTGTCCACGATCCACGGGGCCAAGGGCGGCGAAGCAGACAACGTGCTGCTGCTGGCGGACTTGTCCACGCGTTTTGCCAAGGAGTACGACAAGAACTCCGATGACATCAACCGGCTGCTGTACGTGGGCATCACCCGCGCCAAGCAAACGCTGCACATCGTGCGGCCTAAGAATGAACAGAAAGGCTTCCGACTATGAAGCGCGATACCAAGACCATGTCCATGTTCCCCCGAATCTCCGAGTGGCTGCCGCCACAGACATTCCCCAACCTCAGCGAGGCCAAGGAGATTGCAATCGACCTTGAGACCTGCGACCCCAACATGGAGTCCCTGGGCCCCGGCTGGCCTCGCAACGACGGCTTTATCGTCGGGTACGCAATCGCCGTGGACGGCTGGGCAGGCTATTACCCTGTTGCGCATGGCGGCGGGGGCAACCTGGATCGCCGGATCGTGGAGCGATGGATCAAAGACGTCCTGGCCACCCCAGCAGACAAGATCATGCACAACGCCGCCTATGACCTCGGCTGGCTGCGAGCCGCTGGCTTCACGGTGAACGGCACGATCTACGACACCATGCTGGCCGCGCCCGTGCTGGACGAGAATCGCTTCTCCTACGCCCTGAACTCCCTGGGCTTTGACTACCTCAAGGAGATCAAGTCCGAGCAGGGCCTCAAGGAATCCGCCTCCGACTTTGGTGTGCACCCCAAAAAGGAGCTGTGGAAGCTGCCGGCCATGCACGTGGGTGACTATGCCGAGCAGGACGCGGCCCTCACTCTTAAGCTGTGGCACCACCTGAAGGCGCTCATGCACAAGGAGGAAGTGGACTCCATCTTTGCGCTGGAGACCGAGGTGCTGCCCGTGCTGGTGGACATCACCCTGCGAGGCATCAACTTCGATCGCGCCAAGTGCGAGCGCTATATGTCCGAGATGCGCAAGAAGGAAACCGAAATCCTGAAGTACCTCAAGAGCCAGGCCGGCATGCAGGTGGACATCTGGGCCGCCCAGTCCATCGCCACCGCGTTTGACCGCCTGGGCATCCAGTACCCCAAGACCGCCGCCGGCGCGCCGAGCTTCACCAAGAGCTTCCTGGACACGCACGAGCACCCCATGGCCAAGATGATCCTGGAGGCCCGCGAGCTCAACAAGACCCACGGCACGTTCTTGGAGCCCTACCTCAAGCACAGCGCCAAGGACGGTCGCATCCACACCCACTTCAACCAAATGCGCAACGAGGAAGGTGGCACCGTCACCGGTCGCCTCTCCGCGTCCAACCCCAACCTGCAGCAAGTGCCCGCGCGCCACGAGATCATCGGCCCAATGGTGCGGGGCCTGTTCCTGCCCGAAGAGGGCGAAATGTGGGCCGCCAACGACTTCTCCTCGCAGGAGCCGCGCTTGTTGGTCCACTATGCCACATTGCTGGGCCTGCCTGGGGCGGAAAAGATGGCACAGGCCTACCGCGACAACCCCCGCATCGACTTCCACCAAATGGTGGCGGACATGGCGGGGATCAAACGCAAAGCCGCCAAAACCATCGGCCTGGGCCTCATGTACGGCATGGGCAAAGCCAAGCTCGCCCAGCAGCTGGACCTGCCCATGGACGAGTCCAGCGAACTCATCGGCACCTTCCACAGCAAAGTCCCCTTCCTCAAGGGCACCGTGGATGCGGTCATGAAACGCATCGAGCACCCCGCCTCTGGCGGCTCCATCCGCACCCTGCTGGGCCGCAAATGCCGCTTCCCGCTGTGGGAGCCCGTAGAGTGGGGCGTGAACAAGGCGCTGCCGCGTGAACAGGCCATCGTGGAATACGGCTCACGGATCAAGCGCGCGGGCACCTACAAGGGCCTGAACCGGCTGATCCAGGGCTCGGCCGCTGACCAGACAAAAGCGTCCTTGGTGGCCCTCAAAAAGGCCGGCTTTACCCTGCTGCTGCAGGTGCACGACGAGCTGGCGCTGTCGGTGCGCAACCGGGAAGAGGCGCGTGAGGCTGCTGACATCATGGCCAACTCCGTTCGCCTGGAGGTACCTTCCCTGGTGGACGTGGAAATTGGACCAAGTTGGGGAGAGGCTGCATAATTGCATCGGGGCGATTGCAGTTGCCCCTGATGTTCTCCAGTTTGGGACCAGGGCTTGTTCCTGGTCCCCTTTTTCGATACACTGCCCGTTCCCAAGAAAGGAGAATTAGATGTCGAGAAACAAACAGGTTGTCCCTGCCTTCCCAGAGCCATACATCCGCAAGAAGCGCCATAAGAAGCCTGGTCCAAAGAAGAACTACGACAAGGTGCGTTCATCGCCCTCCATGCGCGCTGGTACACGCTACAAAACCGTGTGCCTGCCTGAGGAGGCGTATTACATGCTCAAGGAACTCTCCACCTTCTACAAGGTGTCCATGGGCGTGTACGTGTACTCACTGCTGCTGCCGGCCTTTGACCACGCCACCGAGGAATCCCGCACCCTGCAACGCATCGCCGAGAACCGCGAAAAAGCGGAACGCGAAAAAGAAGCCAAACTGAAAGAACTTCATGAAACACAAAACCGAACTGAGCCTGCCCGTCGAACTCATTTTTGACGTGCTCGAGCCCATGCAAGTGGGCGACGTCGTTATCCCCGCGCAGCTGGACATCACCAAGGTACTGATGACCATCACCGGCCCAGGCGGCAAGCCTCGCCAGGTGGACATCACCAACACCTTGACCGAAGAACAGATCATGTTCTTTGAAGACGAGATCGTCGACTCGTTCTTTGAAGGCAACGAGGAACCATAAAATTCCTCCCAGAATTTTAAGTTGACCTGTTGACAAAGGAACTGGAGCTGCTAAGATGCAGTCTCCAACACAGAAAGTAGAAAGACCGTTATGCAAGAAAAACGACTTGGAACCACGTGGCACGTTGACACCGGCAAGGTTGTCATTGGCAGTGCCTATCAGCGCCCCACACGGAGCATGGATCGTGACGAAGAGATCATCCAATCCATCCTCCTGGGTATCCGGCCCACGGCCCACGAACGCCTTGCCACCTGGTGCGCAGCGGGTGTTCTCGTCGTGGTACTCCTTCTCCTGGTGGTGAAGGTATGAGAAAACGCAGCAAGTACCGTCCTCGCCAGGTCCTACAAAACCCACTGGACTTCGTGCTCTCTGGGCTCAAGCCTGTTCGAGACCTCCCCAACGTGTACCTGGATGTGCAACTCAGGAACCGACAGGCTCTCGAGCAAGTGCGCACGGGCCACGCCACACGACAAGACATAGACCTGCTCATCGGCGCGTTCAACATCGCCGAGGCCCTGGCCATACAAGGCCTGGGTTGTGACTGGATAGCAGAGATTAACGCCGCGCAAAACGACCTCCTGGAGTTGGCTCGCAAGGGCGTTGCAAGAGACATGCGGTTCACCATGAACGCGCAGCAGTGGGAATCACTGCGCCTGGTCCTGGACCTGCATGAAGAGCAGCTGGCCAACGCCACTGTGTATGACATCGAAAAAGCCCACGACTTTGTCCTAGCGGTCATCCGCAAAGGCAAGGCCCGTGCCATTGTTGAAACCCAAAAGGAAACCACATGAACAAGTCAGACAAAATCAGAGCGTATTTCCGCAAGCACCCCGACGCCACCCCCGCCGCTGTGGCCTCTAAGTTCGGGGCCTCCAAGCCCATGACCTACAAGATGCGCAAGCAGGTGCAGGAAGAGTGGCAGCCGCCCGAGATGGTGCCGATGCCTAAGCCGCCAGAGGTGGTGCCTGTGTTTGGCCTGGGCCGCAAGGTCACCGTCACCCCCTCGCAGCTGGATATCGCCCGCAAGCTGGGCATCAATCCCCAAGCGTTTATCAAAGAAGGCCTCAAAGCAGGCATGCTGCAGTACGACGACGAGCGCGAAGTTGTGGGCGAAGAAACCGACATCGACGGGACCCTGGACGAGCGCGGCCAAGACTACGGCAAGTTCAAGGACGGCGCAGCACTGATGCAGGGCATCAAACGACTGCTCGCGGCCCACGCAGCTAAGCACAACAAGACCTTCACCGACGACCAATGGGAAGCCCTGGAGATGATCGTCCACAAGATCGGCCGCATCGTCAACGGCAACCCCGACAAGGTGGACAGCTGGACAGACATCGCCGGCTACGCCAAGCTGGTCGCGGACCGCTTGCAGGGGAACGCACGATGAGCAACCTACACTCGCACGCCATGGAGGAATTCAAGGCTGCCAAATGGATTGATGAAGACGGGAAGTACTGCAACGAGATGCAGGAGGCCATTTGCGCGCATGTGCTGGAGCTGTTGGACGTGTTTGCTGGTGAGGGCCACTCAGGCAGCACGGCCCCCTACGCCATCAACGTGTTCAAGAAGCTGGCCATGTACGAGCCCCTGGTGCCGCTGACCGGCGAAGACCATGAGTGGCACGAGCCTGCCGAGGGTGTCTTCCAAAACAAGCGCTGCGGCCGTGTGTTCAAACAGGCCGACCGCTTCAATGGCCAGGCCTATGACATTGACGGACGTGTCTTCTACGAGTGGGTCGAGCGTGACCTCGAACCCGACGAGCCAGGGTACCCCGGCAAGACCCGGTTCAAGAGCCACTACACCAGCGGCGAGAGCTTCGTGCCCGTCACCTTCCCATACACCCCGTCGACAGAGTATGTCGAGCGTCCATCGGAGGCATCATGAACGAACTTTTCCCCTTTATCCTCGGAGGCTGGTTCCTCCTGGCATGGCTCACGCACGTCGTCACCTGCCTCAAGGCCGCCTCCTGGGGCTTCTTGATCGCAGGAGCGGTGTTCTTTCCCGTCGGCTGCGTGCACGGCACAGGCATCTGGTTTGGCTGGTTCTAAAATTTTTTGAAAAGGTACTTGCAGGCGTCGGATAGATGCCTGTATACTTGTCCACTCATCAACTAAGAAAGGAGAAAGAGATGAACTTCAACTTGAACATTCATCGCGTCAAGGGCATTCGTTTGAGCGAGGTCCGCGTGAGCAAGGTCAACGGGGGTCGTCATGCCTCGCGTGACCTGATCATCGAGACCAGCGACGGCGACTTCGAACTGAATCTGTTTTCGGAGCATGTCGACGAGGACAACGACCAGGAGCTGCTGGAGGTGAAGGTATGAGAGCCGTCAACCAGTGCCTGGACTGCAAGTATTGGTCCGACATGCTCGCCAAGTGCGAGGGCCTCGGCCCCGTGCAGGCCATGTGCCTGAACAAGTCCTCGAGAAACTACATGATGTACACCGTGGACCGCGTGTCCTGCGACAGGTGGGAATACGCTGAAGCTGGGTTCCGTGTGGACTCACCAGGGGAGGAGCAGCCATGAGCATGAACACCCCCTTCCACCTGCGCCAGCGTGAGTTCAACGCCTTCAACGCCGCCAACCCGGCCGTGTGGGAGTACTTTGAGCGCTTCACGCTCGAGGCCATCAACGCCGGCCACCGCAAGATCAGCCACTGGCTCATCATCAACCGCATCCGCTGGGAAGTGGCCATGAAAACCACCGGGCAAGACTTTAAGATTTGCAACAACCACATCGCGTTCTACGCGCGCCTGTTCGTCAAGGTGCACCCGCAGTACCGATTCATCTTCAACCTCAAACGCATGGACGACGAACCATGGCACGGGGACATGCCACTATGACCGAAGAAGAGCAGCGAGAAATCAACGAGCGCATCCGGGACAAAATCTGGGATGAGCATGCCAGTGGCCTAGATGGCTCACCAGACGAGCCTGAGGAGGACGAGGAATGAACAAACTATGGATAGCACTGAGCGTAGTCCTCGCCGCTTTCCTGCACGTGCACCTTGTTGAACAAGAGTACTGGCAAGGCTACGAAGACGCAGAGATGGCGCTGGGCACAACGGCAGAGCAGTGCCACAAATGGTGGTTTGGCGGAGAAAAACGCCACGAACAGGAACTCAAACAATTTTGCAAGAGGTGCGAAATATGAAAATCAAACATGTCAGAACCCTCAAGAATGGCAAGACTCATGCGCTGGTCGAGCTTGACCCCGGCGAACACATCGCCAGCTACCGCGAAAGCCGCTATTACAAACTCGGCTACCCATCCGAGGAAATTGTGGCGAGTCATGTTCTCGACGAAGCTGTGCCCGTCACATGGTGCAGCGCTCAACAGGAGTGGGTTGAATGAAACACATCATCACGGCACTGGCCATTGTTGCCAGCACCACGGCCACGGCTCAGTTCTACTCGGGCAACGAGTTGCTCCAGCGCATGGACTCTGGGGATGCAAACCAAAACATGCTGGCCATGGGCTACGTGGCGGGCGTGGTTGACATGACGCGGGGCGAGTACCACTGCGCTCCTTACAACGTGACGCTCGGGCAGGTGCGGGACATGGTGCGCAACTACATCTTCAACAACCCTGCCAACCGACACATGAACGGCTCGGTGTTGGTGGCGTTGCCACTCGTAGAGATATGGCCTTGCCCTAAAAAGAAAGGCGGCAACCTATGACTCAAAAAGACATCCACGGTGGGCCAGCGTTCCCAGTGGTCCACAACAACTGGACCAAAACAGGCATGACACTGCGCGATTACTTCGCGGCCAAGGTGGTGCAGTCAATGCTTGCCGACCCATTCTTTTCAAATGTCACACAAGGGGAAATTGCTCGGTTGGCATACGACATGGCCGACTCCATGCTTGAGGCGAGGGAAGCATGAAATTCAGAAAGAAACCCGTGGTCATTGAGGCCACCCAATGGTTCAAGCACGGCGACCATCCTGCCGTGCTCATGTGCTGGTTCAATTCTGATGGCCGAGTCCGATGGGCACCGGGCGACCACCAAGCAATAAACATCTACGGATGCACACAACGACCCGCCATCAAAACCCTTGAGGGGTGGCACGAGGTAACGGCTGGCGACTGGATCATCACCGGCGTAAAGGGTGAGCACTACCCATGCAAGCCCGACATCTTTGAAGCAACTTATGAGGTGGTTGAATGACATCAAGAGAACAATTCGAGCAAGAGCATTTCGGCATCAGCCCCGCCAAGGTGGGCCGCAGGTACCACGCCGCTATGGCATGGGGGCCAAGCGCATGGCGCAAGAGCATGAAGTACTGGGCTGCGCTGTGGCTGGGCTTTGTGTTGGGTGCCATCGGTGCTGGTGTGCTGGCTGTGTTTGTGGGGGTGGTGCGATGAACGACCTGACCAAGATTCTGAACAACCCGGAGGAACACTACCCCGGCAACTTCGACACACCACAACGTGCCAACGCACTGCTGACCGGACTGTGCCAAGACGCAGCAACTGAGATTGAGCGCCTGAACAAAGCACAGCCCGACTACGCATGGCCCACCATTGAAGACTACGAGAAAGAAGTTGGCTTTAAGGTAAACGATGCGTTTAAGGCGGCATGGACTATGGCGCGAACCACGAACGACCTATTCAAACAGATGGGAGAGAACACATGAACGAAGCACTGCAAATCCTGTTGTCGCTGGCCTTTGGCGCGGCGTTTGGCTTGATAGTGGGCTGGATGCTGTGGGGAGAGAAGCGCAAATGAACTGGGAAAAAGTGCAAGCCATCATCCTCTACATCTTGCTGACCGCATCGCTGG